AGCCCGCGCTCTTGCTCGCCGCGAGGCACTCAAGAAGATTCGCTCCGACGCTATGCAGGAAGCGTCCTACGACGCCGAGAACGCCGCTACTACTGACGTCCAGGGTTTCGTAAAGTCTGCTCTTGACACAGCAGGCGCTATGGGTGGTGCTCAGGCTACCGCTTATGGTACAGCTAGCAAGGATCAGATTCAGCAGGCCGGTGTAAAGATCGGCGGAGCTGATGCTTCCATGCCGGGTAACAGTGGTGCTACAAGCTCCATTAAGCCGGCTCACGTCTGGAAGGCTCGCGATCTTAGCTACGGCGGCAAGATGCCTGATAAGCTCCCGAAGAATCTTCCAGAGAGCACAGAAGAGAGCTGGGACCAGAAGCACGTTGATCACTATATTGAGCGCCGAGAGCTCAATTTCAAGAAGCTTCTTGAGAACGGCCAGCTAGGCTAATGTAGAGCCTTCAAAACAAGGGCAGCGAAAGCTGCCCTTTTTTATTGTTTTCATCTTCTGTGACTAACTATGGTAGAACTACATGTCCTTAAAGGAGACTTTCATGGCAGAATTGAAGCCAGGTATTAACCCTGTTTCCGAGATTGATCCTAAAATTCTCGATCCGGACGGACTCTATATTCCGCGAGACCCTGTAGAGGTCGCAGAGGAGCAGCAGATGATTACTCGCGGCTCCAAGGATCTCTACCAGGCTCCATTTAGGCCGCCATTCAACGCAGTTGATATCAGCCAAGAGTCTAACATCGACCCTCGTGCTGAAGATAAGGAAGCTAAGGGTCCCGTATCCGATCATGCGGCAGCTGATCGAGATCATTCAAAAGATGGTGAGCGAGAACTCGACGTCATCGAAAACGATTACATGAATAAAGCTCCCAAGGAGGAGATGCTTGAAAGCTACTCTGTTGAGCAGCTCGAAGCTCTTTTGGAGGCAGAAGAGGGCGGCGGGCCGAATCGTGTCGAAACTCTGCCTGTTCATCCTGATAGTGATGATAGTGAGCTCGTTAACGCAGTTCTAAACGACTATCGCAGCGCATACGATGGCGTATCTACTTTCGATGAGCTGATGCAGGATGAGCCAGAGTTCGAAGGTGGAACAGACACCGGAATCCCGGACTTCCTGAAAGAGGCTAAGGTCTGGAGAGGCTGAACATTCCGCGAGTCCCGCGGCGAGCTTGAGACATTCTTCCGAGAGAATCCAAAGTCCCTTAAGAAGGATATCAAGGTTGCTTACCAGGATCACAAGGCCTGGGCTCAGAAGAAGGGTATAGAGGCAGCTTGGCCGGAGACGTTTAAGCGAATGCTCGCCAGAGCTCAGACTACACCTTCTGCTGCTCCCGCGGTGGATGAACCGCCAAGGGTGCTCTCGAAGAGCTCTCAGGCAATCGCGAGTGATATCGAGTCCACAGGCTCTTCTCACGTAGAGGATACCTTCCGAAACCTTATTGACGTAGCTTCCAAGATTGCTTCTCGTGAGACAATGGCACCGCATCACGGCTTCATCTATGGAACAGGTGGTGTCGGTAAGTCTTATTCAATCGTGAAAACGGTTGAAGATATCTGCGCTTCCGATCCTAAGCTTGAGCGCTGGAAGATTCTCAAAGGATCTACAACTGCAGCAGCTCTCTATCATCTACTCTTTAAGTACCGCGATGGTTGGGTAATCATTTTCGATGATAATGACGGCGTCCTGAATGACGTTAACGCAATCAACTATCTCAAGGCGGCAATGGATCCTGATCAGCCTCGCTTTGTTTCTAAGTCATCTATCCGAACTCTCGAAGATAAGGAGACGGATATGGCTCGATATCTTAAGGAAGATATCCAATTCTACGAGGCTCGATTCGATGATGATGAGGAAGAAGAGGAAGAGGATTCAGAAGAAGAGATCGAGGATGATGACGAGGATCTCGATACTCGAGAGACTGATGACGACATCGATAGGGAGATGCTTCGTAAGAAGAACCTCCGCGCTATGCGCGATGAGAAGTCCACGTATTGGATTGATCATGTCGACCCGGCTATCGACCCTGCTACAATTGAGGACGATGGCGAAGAGGGTGAGGGTGGCGGTTTCGGCGGCAAGCCCAAGCTTCCTCCAGAGTTCCAGTTCGCTTCTCGAATCATTTTCATTTCTAACAGGCCGGACCTGCCGCAGCCTCTTCAGGACCGAACAGAGCCCGGTGAAGTAAAGCTCTCTAAGGCCGAGATTCTTGATCGTATTGAGGCCATTCTTGATCACCTCGTAGACAAGGAGCCAAAGCTTCTAGCTATGAAGGATAACGGACGGGCTCTTAAAATTGAAGTCCTTCACTACCTACGCGCTTGTGTTAAAGCAGAGGATGAAGGAATCTCGGATAAGGGCGGTGAGGCGTTTGTTATCAACGCTCCGTTTACTTTCCGTCTATTCGCACGCTGTGTAGCGTACCGCGTACTCTACCCTGACGTCTGGAAGAAGCGAGTCATTCGTGCTCTTCGTGAGAAGTCAGCAGGTAAGGTGCGATAATGACTAAGCCAATTATCCCAGACGAGGAAGGTGAGGGGGATGTCTCCGCCTTCCGCGCTCCACAAAACTTCGAAATGCTTCTCAAGGCTTTGAAGAAGAACCCGAATAGCCGGCCCTGTATCTACGATATCATCGCCTGCGCAGATCCGGACGGGTATGCGGACTACGTAGAAGAGATAGAAGAGGATGGAGCAGATCCTCTCAGTATGCAATTCCTGGAGATCATTCAGGGCATGTACACTATTAGAGGTCTTCGACAGGGTAAAGTTCACGAGAATAATACCGCGGATTACCCGTACTTCACATATTTCAATATGGACGGGGACCCTGGTCTTATTCTTGTCAAGGACAAGAGAATACTACAAAACATAGATTTCAGCGAGTGAGGATCTGATGATTAAGAAGCTAACTGAAGGCGGGGCAGCGATTGGAGGTAGTCGAATACCGAAGGATCGTGTTCAGTCTACTATAGACGCATACGTCGAGCAGGTGCTTTCAGCTATCCCATATGAGAAGTATGAGCCTGTAGGAAGCACCGGCAAGAAAGCCACAAACGGAGATATTGATCTAGCCGTTGAGACCTCTCTCTCACTCGAAGAAATCTCCACCGCGCTCAAAGCTCTCGGTATCGAGCATGTCCTTGCTAAAGGCCTCGGAGAGCTTAATACAAAGTTCCCGCAGTATGATGAGAACGGTCCGACTGAAGAATTTGTTCAAGTTGATCTTATGGTCGGTCCTCCGGGCGCTATTGATTGGTTAACTTTTGTCTATTACGCTCCTTTTGAAAACGAAACTCGCTACAAACCTCTTAATCGAACAGGAACGCTCTACGCGCTTCTTCGCTGCGCTACTGAAGAGATTCGTGAAGACGGGATGACATACTTCTATAGCATGGCTCCTAATCGCGGTGTCTTTCAGAAGGCTGGTAAGAACGTTGTCAATAGGAAAGGTGTAGAAGAGTTCAAGTCTGATCGCGTAGAAGAGGGCTACCACCAGGACCCGATGTTCTTCTGCGAGATGATCAGCATGACATCTAGCGAGCATTGGTCACCCGATGAACTAAAAGACACTTGCGAGCATATCTGGGCAAAGATTAAGCAGAGGTATTCTCCTGAAATTCGAGCTCACATTGATGAATATGTTCGAGGCTTCTCAGAGAATCAGAAGGTACCTATCGAAGGTCCCGTTGTTCTCGATGAATCCATCCACCATATAATAGAAGCAAAGACATCTCACCTCACTCACGTAGAGGATCTTCTCTATGACGAGGGAGCTGCAGGTGGAGATAAGATCTTCACATACTTAGAATCTCTCTTCGACGAGTTGAAGGGCAGCACTCCTAAGGCGCAGCTGCGCACTACAGTAAAGATTGATGGTAGTCCTGCCGTATGCCTAGCTTCTAGTTATCCAGGCGTTCCAGGACCTTTCGTCGGTACGAAGATGACATTCAGTCCTCGTGCTCCTCAGATCTACCAGACACCAGACGAGATTGATGCTAAGTATGGAGAGATTCCGGATCTAGCAAATAAGCTCAAGGTAGCTCTTTCCATTATCCCTCAACTAGGAATTCCTGCTGGTGAAGTTTGGAAGGGCGACTTCCTCTTTACTGAAGAGGATCTAAGAGTTCATAACATAGATGGAACGGACTACGTTACCTTCCAACCGAATACTATTGTGTATGCCGCTCCTGTTGATTCGGACATCGGTCATAAGATTATGGATTCTCGAGTCGGCATCGCACTACATACTCGCTACGGCGGGGATGATCTAAAGACCGCTGAGAGCACGGCATCCTTTGATATCGATGCTAATCAATTGAATTCGCTTCCCGATGCCTTCATTATTGATGCAAATATGCCATCAATCGCGGGCTCGGTAACTCTAACAGCTGAGGAAACCTCAAGTGTTTCGAGCACCCTCTCCTCAGCTAAAGAAATGTTCAATTCTATTAGAGACTTTATTGAAGAGGTCTCTTTGAATAGCACGTACGTCGATATCCTCAATACCTATGAGAATCAGGCCATTAGGACATCTTCTGGTGAGACCCAGTTCACTGAAGGATATGTCGATAATTTAATCAAGTGGGTGCAGGATAAGTACACAGCTGACGCTGAGACTAAGAAGACAGACAAGGGCAGAGCGGGTGTACTTGAGCGAAGAGATGCTATCGTAGCTTTCTTCGGGGTAACGAATCGAGAGAACTTCATTGCTCTATTCGAGCTTCAGCATAGCATCGTACGCATTAAGAACTTCCTAATCAAGAAACTCAACAATCTATCAAAGCTCGTTCCATTTGATCGAGAAGAGGATGGTACTCTCAGGATTACAAACAACGAAGGCTTCGCTGTTTCAGATATTGAAGGCAGCATTATCAAGCTCGTTGATAGGCTCGGTTTTAGCCGAAAGAACTTCGCTCGCCGCGCTCCTCCTAAGTTAACAGAGCGAGCTTCTGCTCAAGCCGTTACTATTTCTCCTGAGGAGCTCGAGATACTTCTTGCAAAGCAAAACCTTACTGTGCAGAGGAAGGTAAGCTCCACATACTGGAAAGTACTCGTAGACGGCGATCAGACTGCTCGTCAGAATGCTCTAAAGGCCTTCCTTGCAAAGTACAAGGCTGAAGCTATCCTCGCTAATAGACGAGATATCTTCTTCCGAGGATACAAGCTCGAGTTCAAGTTCAATGTAATGAACCGAGGTCAGGACTTCGAAGATACTCTCGTTATGGAAGCTCAACAGGAAATAAAGAAGCACAAGACAAAGAATCTTGGAGTACTGAACTCTATTCTCAGTAGGGTACTTCCCGATCGCTTCAATATGACGCTCACGGATATCACATCCATTGAAGGTACAGGAGCTCTTAACGTTAAGCGTCCGATTCGTCAAGATCTTCTGACCGCTAGGCCTCCGATACTAGTAGCTCTCCCAGCAAATGTTAAGCCCGGGGACTGGGCAGGTATCGGCTACGCTCTCGCTGACGCGAGGGTCAACTTCAGAGATAGTACCTTCATCAATGTCTCTGTTAAGTCTGGAGCCTCCGTAGCGTTTATCAATGCAGGTACTGGTGGACGAGATAGGTGGGAGGAGACAGTACAAAATATCCTCTACGCTCTTGGGTTTGCTGAAACTGAAGTCAAGTACACTATGAAAGGATTCCACGTAGCGGGGAGAAATCGCGAATTAGAAATCGAGCGAGGGATGGCAGAACTTCAAGAAGATGTTCTAGAGGAGCGAGAGGTGGCGGATTCTCGCTACGATCTTGTCATAAATCAAAAAGCTGCCGCTCAGTTTATTGCTAACGCTATCGGTGGTGATTATTTGATGATTCATGACAGACACGCGTACTGGATGGATACCAAAGTTCGTAACTTCTTACTTAAGAATCTCGAGCTCGTAAAGGTTCAGTTCCCCGGAGAGTCCCGAGCACAGCTCGACATTCTCCTAAAGTCAGCAGGGTTATCTCAGATACGTATTCAGCTTCGACCAGAGAAGGCTTCCTATACCTTCCCAACTCGTCTTCAGTGCTCGTATTCAACGGATGAGGACGCGCTTTCCAGGATTACTCAAGTTTATGAAGTATAGGACTAACTGGGTATTAAGGAGTACAAGCTATGGGATATGATACAACGTGGCTCTACAAGCACGGTGTACTAGAGGAAGACTCTTCTCTCAATGGATGCATCATTGCGTTCAATCCTCGTAACAGCACACTCCTCAGCCATCAGGTCGAGGCCCTGGCCAAAGAGACGGGTTTTGATTTTCATATCTATGAAAACTATCGAACTGAAGTTCAGCTTCTTACCGCCGCACAGCTCGCCTTCGACGAGGGGTATGAGAAGCTTCTTGTATTAACATCCGTCGATAAGTTAACCGAGACTGAGCAGCTAATCAAATCATACTATACATTTAACGAAGTGCAGGCTTTTGCTGAATCTATTCCTACCCCGACGCCGCTGACAGAGTTTGCAAGAGCACGAGCTGATAAGGAACTTCTACGTGAAGCCGGTCCAGTGACTATCCCTGCAGCAGCTCCGAAGCCAGCTGCTGCTCCTGCTGCAGCACCAGCTCCGGCTGCGACTGGATCAACACTATTGATCATCGGAGCTCTTCATGCGAACCCCCCGGTTAAGGGGCACGGGCAGATGATTCAGGAAATCTTGGATCAAGCTAAGAATGCCGAGGCTCTAGTTAAGACAAACCTTCCTAAGTTCTATCCGGCTTGGGTGAAGGGAGGTAAGCAAGTTCAGGCTCGTATTTTTCTGAGACGACCAGAGAGCAGCGGCGCTAATCCAATGGCAGCTGGAACTCGCATTAACCTCCTTGCAGACGGAGATGGATACCCGGGTCTATATAACGATCAAGGCGTTAGCCCGACGAGGATCAATCCTCCGCTTACAAGCTCATACGAGACATTTATCCCGGGTAATCATAGCGTTTCAGCTGTGAAGCAGATTCAAGACTTCACTGCACAGATCCCTGTTGGCGGAGTTATCGGACTATCTCCTGCAAGTCAGCTTCAAAATGTTACGAATCTATTCAATTCATCTGTAGCCTTCAACCAGGCTGATGGCGGTCGAGTACCTGTTTTGAAAATGAACTCCTCGGATGTAGATCAGTGCGATACCCAGCTTGTAGCCACGGCAATTCAGATCGGTAATGACTGCGCTATTCAGACAATAGTTGCACAAGCTAAGAAGGAAGGTCCTGAGGCTCAGCAAAAAGAAGGACCCGTCCTCAAGAATGACCTCTCAGCAGGCGACTGGTTTACCTGTCAAGTAATTGCAGTTCTTCATAAATACGCAGGGCCCGATGGCGACAAGATGCGTAACCAGGTTCTCACAACAAGAGATCGCCCAAATAAGGGTATCGCTGAATACTTCAAGGGCATTTGGGAAGCTATCCCCGAAGGTGACCGTATCCTTCTAAAGGATATCGGTACAGGTACAGGTGTAGGTGACGTTGTCAGTATTGTCAAGGATATCGCTAAGATCGGTAACGCTGTTGCTGGTGGCGGTATGAAGACTAAAAAGACAACGAAGCAGATAGAAGAAGAGAAGAGATGGAAGGATGCCATAGAAAGACTCGGATACGATCCCATCAAGATGGTCTTGCACCCGAGCTATAAATCTGTGAAGAGTAAATTAGACGTTAGCTAACGAGACAGAGTCTGTTTCGAATTTCGAGAAGGAGCAGGTCTAGGGCCTGCTCTTCCTTTATGTTGAGGCTTGCATATTGCTTGAAGGATGTGATTGATTGTCGTACCTTCGATTTGCGGAATGTGAGAAGGATATATAGACGAGCGAGAATAGATAGGCGATAGGAATCTACGGCGTAATCGAACTCTTCAATAATATCGCGAACATTATCTATAATATTTTCAAATTGAGATTCATCCATCTCAACAGAGAAGGCCGGGCTGAGCGGATGGAGGTTCATCTTATCCTGAAGATCACCTAGCTCTGTCTTGTTGCCAGAGTCGTCTCCGACGATGGCATTAAGAGACATATGAGACTCTTCTTCCCAATTACCGTACAAGGACTCTAGAACCTTCCAGCGTAGGAGACCTCCGAACGAGTGCTCGATTCTAAAGTTCGGCTGGTTATATCTCTCCATGATCTTGATAGCACTGTCTGTCGCTACAGCTAGAACGTGCTCTGGGTCTAGATATACCTTTCCCCTATTCACCTTCAGCGTAAGCGATCGAGCATATTTGATCATTGTATCGAACATCTCTCTCCAAGCTTCAGGATCTCTTGTAGTGAGATAAATCTCCTGTAGTTCTGACAGGCGTACTTCTGTTTCAGGCTTTTGTTTTGCCATCTTGTTCTTTCCTTATTTGCTCGATTGCTAGCTGGGTGTTGAATTGAGCGTCTGGCCATGTAAGGATGTGGATGCGGGAGTCCTGAAGAAGATCAGGGTACTCCCGCACCATAGTCTCTACGGCACTCTCTTTAATGATTAGTGTCGCTAGAGTCATTCATTACGCATCCTGGAGCTTAGCTAGAACCGCATCGTAGACTACGTTACCAGCCTGGTCCGTGTACTTGAGCTGAATACCTGCTCCATGTACAACGTCGGAATCAAGATCATTGAACCTGATCTCGAGAAGACCGGTGTCAAGCATCCTGTTAAGAAGGATTCTCAAGGAGTCACTGATGAGAGTGAACTCAGCATTTGGAATCGTAGACGGATTAGAGGCTGTGCTGGGCTCCAGCGTAAGTTCCTTCTCTACCTCAGTAGAGGGGTGATGGTAAGAGAGCACCATCTTCTCAGCAGCAGTAGCTGCATCCACAGACCAGGTAAACGTAATTGGCTTCCAGACGGATGCTTCGAAGAGCCCGGAGAAGAAATCAATCGCTTCAGCAAGGCGGGATGGCTTGACGAAGATCGACTGAACGTGGCTGTCCTCAGGAGTAATAGCGCTAAGATCATCCTGCCCTGGAATCGAAATCGTGCAAGGATCGATAGCCAGGATTGCCCAGAAGTCTGTATCGTTTGCTGATTGCCAGCGGATGAAGTTCTTATCCTTCGACAGCATGAAGTTCGGGCTATCCTGAGCTACGAAATCGATGAAGCCGAGAACGAACTTGTGCAGAAGGCGATGCTCGTCTGCATCCGTGCCGAGGCTCTGCTGCCACACCGGCTCCTTCATACTAACAACAACGGTGCGGTCCGCATACACCAGCTTGTCCTGGAAGAGAGCGATCGAGTTGTTCTTATTGATCGTTCCCATGTACGTAGATGCAATGTGGTTGAAGTCAAGGAAGGCCGGACTTGCCGTGAATCCCTCGCCACCCTGGAAGCTCGCACTCCTGTCAGCGTAGAAGGAGAGGAGCGGAGCAATCTCCGGAGAATCTGCTTCGTAGAAGGTTGCACTAAATGATATCTTATCATTCGTTGCATCAGATGTCATGAGAATCTGCGGCGGCGCGGTATTGATCGAGAGCTTAAGAGGCATAGCATCGCCGATCTTCTTCGCTGCACTAAGAAACTTATTGATATCAATCGAAAAGTAAACCGTCTCCGCCACTGGAGCCTCTAGAGGCAGAGCAAGCGAGACAACGGACTTGTTACCCTTGAAATATAGAGACATCTTATCATCTTGTATCACCCCGTACGTCTTTGTAAAGGATGTCATGAGGTACGAGAACATTCTCGAATTCTTCGACAGCCTCTCCAGACTTGTCTGCGGGATTGCGGTAACCATCTTCATATTAGCTCCTTCTCCTTGCAATTATATGCCGTTTCCTCTACAATATAAAGCACAAGTCTTGCTAGTTCCAGTTTCATTTAGATATACTATTATAGCCCAGGAGGTTACATGGCTAAAGGTATCCCTGCATATGCAACACTCTCCGATCGTCAGATTGTGACTGCGATTAAGAGTGCCCCCGGGACGAAGTACGCTGCGGATCTAACGTATGCACTGTATTGTCGTTACACCAATTTCGTTCACAAACATTGGCACGCGCTCTCGAGAGCCTTGAACGCGTCTCATCTCGTACAAGATGTTAAGGAAGACTTCTACAGCGAGAGTTACGTCTCTTTCACGAAGGCTCTCAACGCAATTGACATAACCAAGATCCAGAACAACAACTGGAAGTTCCTTGGTTACTTTGGGTTCTACTTATCCAACCAGCGCAAGACATTCGCCAAGCGAATCATTCAGAAGTATCACGCGGAGACTCCTCTCGAGGTGCCAGAGGCTTCCGGCACGGATGGAGATCGAACTGTTCTCCTTTCCGATATCGTCGATGCTGGAACCGTCTCTTCAGCTGAAGAGGCCTTTATCGAGGACGATACTCGGAGGCGCTTTTGGACCGGTCTCACATACTGCAAGGAAGAGGTGTGGGGAGAGATAGAAAAGCGCATCTTTGCGATGCGCGAAAAAGGTGAGTCTATTAGGAACATCTGCGGAGCACTGGACATGTCTCCGTGGAAGTACAATAAGATTCTCGGCGTGATGAAGCAGCAACTCGATCACGCCATTGAATCGGCTTAAGAATCTCCATCTAACCTATTGAGAAGCTTTTGCCACTGAGCGCCAGCAATTCTCTCCCACCAAGCTTGTCGTTCCTCGTAGGTAAGAGATTCTCCCGTTACCGGGTGACGCAGGTTATCCAGGTTCTCATGGCTGTATCGATTTAGAAGGACGATGTTGTTTTTATCATACATCAGATCCGGATAAATTGATACAGGCCAGATATGAGCAGCATCCAGCTTTTCTAGCTGACAACGAGGCGCTTTCTTCTTAAGAAGGAGCGCCTCTTTCATTGTCAGTACTCTGTAAATGCGATCCTTTGATTGATCTCGGGATCGCACTTCTTCCTTAACAGCTTGCCAACGCTCGTCGTTCTTATCCCGCCTCAACCTCTGTCTCCCCTTCTGCTTTTGGTTCGATCTTATTAAGCAGGACAGCATTCTTGGAAAAATAATCCCAAGCGCTCTCCAAAGTAAACTTTCCTGATCGGTAATTCTTTAAGAAAAATACGCAGGATTTGTTTAGCTTATAGCGGTACTGTTCGTTTGTATCTTCATCTACAAGAATGAAAATATCACGCCAAACAATTACGCGATCGATTCGCCATGTGCGGTCGGTTGTTACCTTTCGGGTAGACGGAATCTTGTCAGGCTCGACGCCTTCCTCTAAAAGAATAGCCTGCTCTTCTGGAGTAAACTGAACCTCGGAGGTGATGTGCTCGAGCATTCGAGGGTAGTGGCGCTCGACGAGAACGTCCTTAATTTCGTGAATAAAGGACTTGACAGGCTTAGTAAAGTCCCAAGGAAACTCGTATCGAGCACCAGTATTAGCATGAATGATTGTTACGCCCTCGTCAGCTGTAACAAAGGATAGAAGTACCGGGGACTTCTCACAAAAGTTACTCAACTTTTTGATAAACTCTGCCTTGTATCTCTCGCTATCAATTTTCGTATGAAGCATATTTTGGCTCCTCTCTAAGTTAGTATAGTTATTTGGGAAGTGAGCCCTCTGGGGGATCTGGGTAATTTCCTTCTTCTCGGATATGATCAGAAAGCGGAGCCGGGAAACCATAATCAAGTCCGTATGCAAAGCCCATTTGCATACCCTTGATATACTGCATCAAAGCACCGATATAGAAGTAGCAACAATCCGTAGCTGCTTCATAGTAGTCGTTATCGAAAAATTCGCCAATCTCTCCCGCACCCTCTTCTTGAAGGTAAGCTTCAAGATCAGACTTATCAACATCTGGAGGAAGCTGGCTTACTAAGCTCTCTCGAACCTTGGCCATAATCCTGTCCCCAGTTGCATCGCTTATCTGACGACCAACCTTAACGAGATTTCTAATGAGAAGTTCTCCATCAGCTTGGGCAACCTTAACCACCCAGGGACGGAGTTTTTCAGCAATCTCTTCTCCATATCTTGGGTTTACGTCGTCGATATAGCGTTCAACATTCACCGGAGGTTTCGCAAATTGTGAAACATCTCCGACGTCGTCGTCTTCGTTAGGGATTGGCATCCTTTCCTTCCTTCTCTTCCTCTTCAATGAAGTGCTCGTCGACTGCTTCAAGCAGTGCGTAGTAGTCTTCATCTGAAGCCTTAAGTTTCTTCTGCTCTAGCTTTTTGAAGCGGGTGTAAGCCTCGGCGACAAACTTTTTATTAACTTCAACTTCCTCTGCATATCCATCAAGGCGCTCCTTGACGGCATCCATGATCACCTTGGCCTGAGACTTCAAAGCGCCGGCCTTCTGTTCATCTTCCCAGGCTGCTTCAAGCTCGTTAATAAGAGCATCCTTGTCGATCATTGCTGCCATAGTACCACTCTCCTTGCATTTGGCATTTGATATTAAGTTAGTAGAAAATTAAAGACAGGCTAGACTTCAACGTCCTTCCCCATCCGCGACGACGCAGATCGGCTACGGTTGTTCGAAGCTTCTGCGGGATGTCTCCCACGTCCTTAATCCCTAACTTAGGAAGTTCGAGAATCTTAAATTCGTGATCCATGCTTTCTTTTAGACGACGAACAGACCGCATACCCGCCTCATCAGCATCCGGTATCATGACCACCTGATCAAACTGACTCAGTAAATACAGCTGTCGAGCATTCAATCCTGCTCCGAAGGTCGCTGTGCTATTCTTAAAGAATGGATCAGTCCTTAATACAGCTAGCTTAGTCAAACCCTCAACAACGTATAGAGGTTCCTCCTTATTTAGAACATCTATGTCGTAAAGAGTTTGCACGGTCGTATTTCGTGCATAGAGTACTTTAGAGTCCTGACCACCGACAGCATCTCTGCCTTCCATCGATAGCATTACCCCTCCCTCATAGATAGGAATGGTTAAGCGATTATACCAGATCGGGTAGAGGTTGCCGTCCTTTCCTCGAACTCCGTTAATTACGCCCTGCTTCATGAAACCCATCTTCATGCTACGAGCAATGTCAAACGGTATCCCTCGACTTCGAAGATACTTGATAGAGGTCGGATGCTTATCAGCGTCTACGATTTCCCCCTGGATATCCCGGACGTAGAGATCAGCAGGGAGCTTAGAGTTATCTACTGCTTCATAGGGTGACGTGTCGAATGAGAAAGCTGTGAACTCGTCGTTCACGATATTGTAGTCTTTATAGAAGGAGCGCCCTGTCATCGTGTAATACAGAGATGAGAGAGAACCTTGAGCTTGACAGCTGAAGCAATGGTAGACAAACTTCTCCGGAGCTATATACATCGACGGAGTCTTATCTGTGTGGAATGGACAGGTGCACTGCCACTCATCTGCAGTAGCCAGATTTCGTGTCTTCACTTTTAACTTAAGAGATTGAACAACCTGACTTGCAAGCTCTCGCTTCTTCATCGGGCTGTTCATTATCGAGCGGATGTCGTCCATTTTAGAACTCCTAGTAGGCGGGGAGAAACGAAACGCTGTAGTGGTTGACATATAAAGTCTCCTAGAGACCCTTAATATACCTGCTACTTCTTCTTAATTGTTACAGATAAGGGTCTATCAGGCTCCAAGTCTGCATCCCTCTCGAATGGATTCTTTTTCTGCGGAGTAGAGAGGTTCACGGGAGTGTAGGCAAGGTGCTCAGCAGGGTTGATTGGATTATTTTGAGGCGTTGTCTCTCGTTTGAGCGCCTTCTGAATCTGTCCCTGGATGGTTCGGATGTCGTCGTTACCGCGAATTACGACTCGCTGCACCCTATTATTCTCTCGATCGAACATCCAGAATGTTCCATATGTAGAAAGAGCTTCATGAATAGCAGGAAGTGCTGCATAGCCTGCAAGAGAGATGATAAGGTCTATGAAGCGATCGTGATTTAGCATTATGCGATGTTCGTCACCGTCTACATAAATGTACACCCTACCTAGCTGTGGATTGCTATAGAAAATGAGGAAGAAGAAGTTTTGAATTGGAGGAGCAACGGCTCCCTTCGGAAGGCCGTTCTCGTCAAATTCAATCTCAGGCTTGGTAGCGTCCACGCGATGTCTCCTTAGAGTGGCAAGGCTAAAATTCTTATTTTTATAGATAATTAGTATGCTTATATACCGCCGCACTTTCTCAGATACTGAGGACGTGGGGAACTGATAAGAAGTTTCTCCTTGCGAGTTCAGGTTTGATATTACAATTATGAAGTGTCCTATGTGTAAAGACGAGCCAGAAGTGCTCGCGAGATACGGCAATTTCAAACAAGTCGTATACTGTCCTCATTGCAAGGGTACTGGAACTGTGAATCTCTTTCGATGGATCTGGTGGAAAATCTTTTTAGGTCTTGATTAGAGTCGTTGTATACTATAAAGATACGTAGGGAGTGCATAAATGGGAAGTTTCGCATTTGGAGGCTTGAATGTTGCCTCTACAAAAAAGAGCCTCGCTGCTGAACTTATTCAAGACATAGTTCAGATAGATCATACAAGTGACAAGGGTCCGTATGTTCTCGTGCTACTCGACGAGTTCTATCACCCGGATAAGCTTAAGAAGATTACAATCTTTCTCGAGAGAAACGGCATTCGAAACTTTAGGGCTGTAAATGCTCTAAATTGTATCATCCCGAAAGAAGATCTCAAGGGAGAGATTTCAAAGTTCTATCGCATCAATCAATCTAAGTGGAAGCAGTACGCGGAGGGAGCTACAGGCATCATAGCTGTAGGAGCAGCGCTCTACGCTATCAATCAGAGCTCTGATTTGCAGACTGCCTTCTTCTACGATGTGATCTTTAATAAGAGTTGTTTCTGGAGTCCTGATGCTAGTAACTGGGTGTTCCCGATTGACTCCTTCCAGGATATCTTCGCGGCCGTTCAGGCTAAGAATACGGATGGAATGTATCATGTAGAGAATCCGGGTCCTGCAGATACTTATAAGACGCACTTCGCCGAGTATCAGTTTAAGCAGGTAATGACTCGTAGGCATAAGATAGAAGTCTTCAAGCCGGAGCTAGTAAAACTTGAGACTCCCGAGGACTTCAAAGTCTTTGCAAAGCAGCACATGAATGAAAAGGTCATTGCATGGGACTTGGAGACAAGCGGTCTTGACTTTGTTAGGGACCGTATTGGGTGCATTACCTTCTCGTTTGATGGAAAAACTGGATACTTCGTTCTTTGGAAGAACGTAGACAAGAGGCTGCTTAACGAGATGCTTATGACCTGTGATACCCAGGTTGGAGCTAACCTAAAGTTCGACGTGCGCTTCCTTTGGCGCAACGGCATCCCGGCTGCGCGTATCGATGATGATACTGTTCAGCTTGGCCACCTCATGAACGAGCAGAGGTTCAACGGTCTAAAGTCTCATGCATTCTATTACACGTGCTTTGGTGGATATGATAGGGATCTTGATCGATACCGCGAAAAGACCGGCATCACAGATTTCACTCTCATTCCTGAGCACATTCTCTTTCCTTACGCGACCATGGACGCGGTCGTCACGTATCTCACGTACATAGCCCTGCTCGAGCAGCTCGCTTGGGTAGATAAGACGTATCCTAATGAGAAGGATCCTTCGTGGACAATGGCTCGCTACTATCGCGAAGTTATGATGCCTGCTGTCAATGCTTTCGCTAAGATCGAGTACAGAGGTGTTTACGTCGACAGGGAGGCTCTTGCTTCATCTCGAGCAGCCATTCTCGCCGAGATTTCTGAGATTGAGAATGAGCTAGGAACGATTTGGGGCGTTGATGCTAACTTCAACTTCGGCTCATCTAAGGCTCTTGGAGAACTTCTTGAGCGTCTTGGCTATGAAGATATCGGTCGAGGTGAGAGCGGAGTGTACAAGACAGCTGACGCAGAGCTGGAGAGATGGAAGCAGAAAGGACATTCTGAAATCGCTAAACTCCAGAGACTTCGCTCTCTTCGAGTACTTCTTAAGACGTTCATCAGTCCTGAAGAGGAAGCTGAGAAGGGCTGGGAGCAGTACGTTCGTAGGCATGATGAAGACTCGAGCTGGAGAATGCATCCTACATACAACGTGATGCGTACTGAGTCTGGTCGCTGTCGTTGTGATTCTCCGAATATGCAGAATATTCCTGCTCACGGCGACCTCGCAGAAAAGGTTAAGATGTGTATCACCACACCGGATCCGAAGGAGTATTATCTCTGCACGCTGGACTATGCATCGCTTCAGATTCGACTTGCAGCAATTGATACAAACCTAAATCCGGAGGGTCGGGATAACAATCTCTATAATGTCTATCTCGATCCTAAGATGGGTGGAGATATGCACTCTCGTACTGGTTACGGTGTTTTCGCTGAGGGTCGAGATTTCGATCTAGATATCATCGAGGTTGTAGATGATACGGGAGTAGCTAAGACCTTCTTTGGCGGGGAGTTTGTTAAGACTAAAAATAGGGGATCTGTTCAGGCACGAGACCTTGTAGCTGAGGACGTCCTAGCATGAGAGGACTAATTAAGAAGCGGGTTTTCAAGAGGTTTTTCAATGCCAGAAGCAGGAGTCTATAAAGTCTTGATAGTTGATGATAGCGTGTCTGTCGTTGACTATCTTAAACATGTCATTTCACGACGTCCTCAATTTAAGCTCATCGTAGCTTACAATGCGGAGGACTGCCTATCTCTAGTAGAGCTAGAGAACCCCGACATAGTTCTTTTAGACATCAACCTTCCTCAAATGAACGGGCTCGAGGCATGTAGAAGAATACGAGCCTCACGCCCCACTCTACCTGTTATTATCGTCACAGCAGAATTAGACCCGGCTGAGCGCTTCAATGCCTATCAAGCCGGGGCTAATGATTTTATTACAAAACCGTTTAATGCTGAGCAGATTATCACTCATATTAGACATCATCTACACTTATCATCTATAGACGTTAGATAACAAGATTCTTCAGTGTAGGACTTCCATACGTACCGTTTAGTGAGACATCGTCAATCATCTGAGACAAGAACATAGAGATCTGATCAATAGTAGACGACGCGGAGGTAGCTGTAACAACGATTGCCTCCAGCGTTTGTCGAATCTGACTATAGATAAGCTGCTTCTGTCCTTCTAGATCGTTGATTACTTCACCCATCTCCTGTAGCTGCTTAGAATCAGCCTGCATCTTCTCCGGAGAAAAGCTCGGAGTAGACTGTACGAGGCCTGGAAAGGTTCCAGGGGTTGGGTGAAAGTCATTATTCATAGAATACTGCTTAACAATCTCAACGTATTGCATCTTCATCTGAATAAGATCAAATCCAACAGACTCGTACTGCTGCATGAGTTGAGTGAGAGACTGGAGGTATGCATTCTGGTCTTGGAACTTTCCACGAACATCTTCAGTTAGATTGCTAATGATTTGCTGTGATCGACCTTCCATGTATTACTCCTTACCTTCAGGCTGTCCGTTTTTAACACATGGACAAGCATCGCCCTCGTAGGGCTCGTGGCAGAGCGGACAAGTTTTTGCCCCAGCGCTCTCAAAGAGCTTGTCTCGCTCCGTTGTTTGTAACTGAGAAAGATCAACCATGCCTTCTGCTAGAATTCTAGTACCAGCAGGGTATACGGTACCTTCTATCATTGTAGGCTGTTCGAGAACGACTTCTTCAGGACCGAGCACGGAAGGTTCCATCTGAGATCGAACCTGTGCATGCCGAGGGAATTCCCCCGCAGGCTGCTCAAGAGATTCTATATGAACATCAGAAGCAGACTCAATGCGTGAAAGATCCTTTTTATGATATTCCATATTCAATTGGTTAGCTTGCTGGCTAATTGGAGACCTACCGCCATCCGGCTCAGTTCTAGTCCCCGGATCGTTGAACATGTAATAATCCGCGTAAATACCTGGTGCAGGATGCTCCGATCCATCGTCTAAATCCTTTGTTACATCAAGAATGGTATCTGGAATACCGTCGTATCCATCCATCTCCATATTAGCATCCACACCGGTGTCGAATCCAAAGCCCAAATCGAGCAAGTTTCGTCCTTTTGGAGGAATGAAACCTGAATCAACAAAGAATTGAGCTATAGTATTCTCTTTCATGCGTTTCATGAATAGCACCTCTTATATTACACATACGTGCATCATCTGTATACAGTTAGTAGAAAGGAGTGGGACAGTGCTGGAACTAGATAAAATCTTTGTAGCAAAAAATAAAAAAGCACTACTAGAGGAGATGGCTATGCAGCTCGCCAAAGCCAAGGAGCTGATTGATCTTGCCTCTGTTAATCCAGAAGCTGTCTCGGGCGCTTTTGTAGGCCTCGCCGCTGCAATCGGATCTATTGATAGTTATTTCAAGGAGTATATGCTGCTTCGCCGCGGCGAAATTCCTACTCCTAATGTAATTGGATTTCAGGCTTTTGATGCTGATGATGAAGAGGAAGATCTTTCAGATGATATCGGAGACCATGAAGAATCAGAAGCAAAACGCGGATCAAAGAAGCCGCGGAATAAGTAACATCGCACTAACTTATCCTAGGAGGAATGCTTAACCTATATGAAGTTTTTACAGCCAATTAGCGAGGAGCTCTTTAGGTCAAAGTACATGATTAACGGAGAGCTTAATCCAGATCAGGTATTTCATGACATCGCAGAGGAGCTTGCTCGAGTTGAGCACCCGAAGGTTCGTGCGCAAGTACAGGAATCGTTTGAGCGTATTATGACCGAAGGATACTTTATTCCCGGTGGACGCATTATGGCTAATGCGCGCACGTACACTCATCCCAAATCTCGAAACTACAATAACTGCTTTACGATTGATATAGAAGACCACATGGAAGGCATATACGGTGCCGTCTACGAGGATGCTATGATCAGCCGCATGGGTGGCGGTGTAGGCTTCGACGTATCTAAGCTTCGCCCCGAGGGATCTAAAACTACGAACGGAGGGGAGGCCTCTGGCCCTATCTCTTTCCTTCGCGTCTTTGATGCTTCTGCGAAAACGATTTCATCTGGTGGGCATCGTAGAGCAGCTCATATTGCTCTTCTAGATGTCGATCACCCAGATATTCTCAAGTTCATCACCGTTAAACAGGGTGACAAGGATAAGAAGCTCTCGCAGTTTAATATCAGCGTACGCATTACAGACGCGTTTATGAAGGCTGTAGAAAACGACGAGGACTGGCAACTTAAGTTCAATGGAACTGTGTATCAGACTCTGAAGGCTCGAGAGATCTATCTTGCTCTAGCTAAGAATGCATTCACTCATAACGATCCGGGTGTCTTCTTTCTCGATACAGTAGAGAGAGATAATAACGGATGGTGGGCCTTTAGGATGGACCGCTGCAACCCTTGTGGCGAGATTCCAATGCCTCCCTACAGCCTTTGCTGTCTCGGCGCTCTCAATCTCGTTATGTTCATTATCGATCCTTTCACTCCCCAAGCTCGCTTTGATTTTAAGAAGATGGCAGAAGTAGTAAAGGTTGCAATTCGTGCTCTAGATAACGTTCTGGATGCTACGCAGTATCCTCTTGAGAAGATCGAGAAGTTCTCTAAGCAGTGGCGCCGAGTTGGTCTCGGATTTACCGGACTTGGAGATGCTCTTGCTATGCTCGGTATTGAGTATGGCAGCGAGGCTAGCCTTCAGTTCTGTAGCTTCTTCGGCCAGTCTCTTCGAGATGAGTCCTATCGTGCTTCCGTTGAGCTGGCTAAGGAAAGGGAATGGCCCCTGCTCTTCGAAAGGGTCTTCTGGGCAAGAAGCCCGATCCGCGCCTGCTTGTTGGATCTTTTATTTCCAGGTTGCCTACTGAGCTTCGTAGAGACATCGCACGATACGGTCTGCGCAACATCGGTCTCAATACTGCCGCTCCGACTGGAACAATCTCACTCACAGTAGGTAATAATTGCTCGTCTGGCATTGAGCCTATCTTTGCTCTTGAGTATGATCGCAACGTTCGTACCGGAAAGGGCGATGAAACCAAGAAGGAGACGGTTCGCGATTACGCCTGGCTGAAGTGGAAGGAATTGCATCCAGAGGAGACAGAGAAGCCTCGTTTCTTTGTGACGACTACTGAGATCAGCCCTTACGCTGCAGTAGATGTTCAAGCTGCCCTTCAGCAGTACATTGATCATTCAATTTCTAAAACGATCAACCTCCCCAAGGGCTACACGTTCGAGCAGTATCAGGATCTCTTCAAATATGCATACAAGAAGGGACTTAAAGGTATTACTACTTTCAATCCAGATGGCAGTATGAAGGGAGTTCTTGAAGCTCCGACCGCTGCTCCGGTCCCCGTCGAAACGTCCTCTTTCGTTGTACGCTCTGACGCGCCGAGACGACCTGACAGTCTCCCGTGCGATATCCACTATGTTCACGCTAATAACCAGGACTTCATTGTTCTAGCCGGGCTCTTGAATGGTTCTCTTTATGAGATCTTCGTAGATGAACAGAATGGGCATAATCTTGGATCTCACAAGACTGGACATATCGTTAAGAAAGGAAAGGGTGAGTATAACCTGATTGGGCCACACGGAGAGGTTCTTGTCGAGGGGCTATCTAAGAACTTTAATGGAACTTGGGGATCTCTCGCACGTATGATCTCGATGTCTCTCAGGCATGGAGTGCCGCTGCAGTTCGTAATTGATCAGCTCCAGCGCTCTAAGGAGTTCCTCGGATTTGAGAAGGCTGTTAGCCGCGTGCTTAAACACTATATCAAAGAAGGGGAGAACTTCGAGCTTCAAGAGAAGTGTCCAGCTTGTGGCCATGAGAAGCTAAATGTAGTAAGTGGCTGCCCTACGTGCCCATCGTGCGGATGGAGTAAGTGTAGCTAAGAGGTAAAGTAGGGCGGGAGAGGCAATTTCCCGCCCTACTCATCTCCTCTAGGTGGACTAACTAAGCGTAAGAGGAGATTGCAATGGCCGACCTCGATGAGCTAGACGACCTGACTACGACAGACGCAGGCATGCCGCCACCTGAAATGGCTACTATGTCCCGCGAGGATTTCGAAGCAGGCGAGCAACCAGAGTTTGCTCCTATAGGGAACGAAGAATCAGACAGCGCAGCTGTCGAAGGCGAAACTGCTGATAGCGGAGTAGAGGCATTCTACGCTTGGTACAACATGGAGAAGTATTCCGCTTACTTCTATCGCTTTCTCTCAGCAAAAGCTAACCTAATGGGTCTCACAGGCGCAGAGGAGTTCTTCTTAAAGAAGTACGACGAAGAATCTGAGCATGCGGACACCGTACTTGAATACATTTTGATGCGCTTTGATCACGATGACCCTATTTTTTATCCGATTGACGAGCCGCCCGAGCTCGGTAGCGGGGATGATATAGTTGGCGTATTCGTCAGCATGTTCCAGGTTTCTCTTGAACATGAGCGAAAAGTTACAGCGCTAATCACAGACCTTAAAGCGGATGCTGAGGAGCGTGGCAATTATCAGGATTCAGCTTTTCTTAACTCGTTCCTAGCGGAGCAGGTTGAAGAGGAGGACGAGTTTAGAACAATCATCCAGCGCGCTACTCTTGCTGGAAGCGAAGGCTCAGTAATTTCACTAGAGCACGAGCTTCTTGGTTCCGTGGCAATGAAAGACAACGAGTAATGGGACAAGACCCTAGAGTGATCTAGGGTCTCCCTTTCTGCATGTGCCAGGTTATATTAGACGGTACGTGGAGGCATCTATATGGAAATTGTATCGATTATCCTTCGTCTTAAAAATCAGGAGATTCGGGTCTCCATGGATGAGGCGAAGGACCTGTTTGGTCAGCTAGGAGCAGTTCTTGGCGGTGTAGTGAAGGAGAAGGAGTACATTCCTTATCCTGTACCTCAGCCATACCCTGTCTATCCGTGGTGGATGTGGACAAGGCCATGGTGGGAGCAGCCGTATCAACCAACCATCATTTATAGCGACGGCACTTCCGGTGATATGAAGTGGGATACCCGAGGAAATACAGCTACTGTGTCTATTTGCAGTGCTGGTGGTCAGGTTCTTGACTCGTATTCTATGAGTACAGACTCCTGGCAGGCAGCATGGAATAGCTCTTCTATTAGCTCCGCAGCGCAGCCTTCCCTCTTTGGCGATCTCAATACCGGCGAGATGAAATGGTCTGTGAGTTCCGCAGGACTCGTCGATCAACTGCATTGAGCACTAATACATAGCTAGATAATTATAGTAACAAGGAGAAGGGAAGGTATGGAACTCACGGATGTTCAGTTCAAAGAAAGCGTGTTTGATTATGAGGATTTTCAGGTCAAATCAAATAAGCCGGTTGTGGTTGACCTTTATACAGACTGGTGTACTGCTTGCAAATCTCTTAGCCCCGCGCTCGATCGCGTAGCTCAGAAGTTTGAGGGCATCGTAGACATCGTCAAGGTCAATATTACGAGATCGGATGCTCTTGCATCTGCGCTAGACATCCAGAGCGTACCTACCCTTCTTTTCTTACAGCCCGGCCGAAAGGGTCCTTCTCAGACCCTGGTCGGTGCAACCACCCCGGCGCTTGTTGAGAAGACAATCGCCGAATATCTACTCTAAGGAGGAGAGAATATGTCAGACGAGCAGAATAAGAGCCCGCAGCCCACTCTTAATGGCCAGCCGGTCTCACCCGAGCAGCTTCAGGAGGCTCAGGATACCTTAGCTAAGAACGAGCGCATCGTAGAAGTAAACGGTAAGCCCGGAGACTTCCGTAAGCTGAAGAGAATGCAGGAATAGCTATCTCATGCATACCGTGTACCTGTTATGGTGCGAGGTAACTCAAAAACTGTATATAGGCCAAACTAATGCGTTAGCGTCTCGGCTTCGTGCACACCGTTGGCTCTCAGCTAGTGGAAAGGGTCATATGATTCACCGTGCAATTCAAAAATACGGTATTGATTCTTTTTATTGGGGGATACTGGCTGAGGGGCTGACTAAGGACGAAGCCAATGCTGTCGAGATAGCAATGATTGCAAAATATCAAGCTCTTGTTCCGGCAGGCTATAATCTACGTCGCGGAGGAGCCGGTATTCCCGGCATATCTAAAGAACGTAAACAAGAAATTACAAAACAGCTTTGGCAGAATGCAGAATGGGCGCAACGACAGAGCATATCTCACCGCGGCAAGAAACAAGCTGACGAAATAATTCAAAAACGTGCGATAGGACACTACAAGAAAATCAAATGCATGGAGCAAAACTTGGAATTCAATTCAAGCAAGGCCGCGAAAGCATGGCTTCGCGCACAAAATAAAACAGGTTCACCAGCAGCCGCAGCTAACGGCACTCAAAAAACTGCTGGTGGATTTACATGGATGTACGTATGAGATATGATGCTATTTTAGTAGACGCCCTCAATCTCTTGCATCGACTAAAAGAAAAGAATGAGCATGCTTCGGTGATTTCATCGAAGCATGTTTATCGAGATCTCGTAGCCAGATATATCGAGACAATCAAATCAATCACAGACCAGTACCTGTCAGAAACAGGGGTCGTGTATCTGCTGTTCGATAACCCAACGAGTCGACTCGACCTTCAGAAGTCTTTCTATTTTGCCTCTCGTAAGCATATCTATCCTAAGTACAAGGAAACGCGAGCAAAGGAGAATAAGGAATTCTATAATAGCCTCGATCTCATTCGCTATTATTTCCTGACGAACCTTCCTAAGTACATTTGCATTCAGGTTCAGAATCTGGAAGCAGATGATCTTGTGAAGCCTGTCCTTACTACATACTGTACCAAGAAGACGCACGCTCTTCTTGTAACTAACGATTACGACTGGACAAGGTACCTGACTGAGAACGTCGATTGGATGCCGCATCTAGGCGGTGAGCCGGAAGCTATTGCATCCTTCAAAGACAAGATGGGGTTCATACCTACCGAGAATTCTGTCATTATCTACAAGAGCCTCTTCGGGGATCCAGCGGATAACATCCCTCATGTTCTTACAAAGAATCAAAAAACATATGCTGAGTTCTTAGAATATGTTCGAGATACTCCGAATCGACTTCCCGATTCGTTAATTGACTTAAGCTGCAATAAAGAAGCTATGGAAGCATCTTCTGTTCTCCGAGCTATTAGAGAAAACGAAAAACAATATCGAATCAATATTCAACTAACATCTACAATTCCAGTATCTGAGAAGCATCTTCGATCGGTTACTTGTAAGGGACGGAATTCTACCGTCATCACCGAAGCTGTTGAGATCGCCGTCGGACTAAGAAAAGAAAAAAGAGAGTTCGTATTTGGAAATATCAAGAGTCCGAAAGCCCAATAGCTTCTATTATATTGTAGGTAATTATGGCACTATACGTTCTCGGTGACCCGCATTTCAGTGCTTTACAGCCTTGGCGTCTCCCTTTAGGGGACGCTTTTCTATCTTGGCTGAATACATTTGAGCCAGAGGCAAACAGCTCGCTAGTGGTTCTCGGCGACTATACAGATGATGCCGTAAACCCTGGTAAGGTAGTTAAGCAACTAAAGCAGTTCGTCAATATTACTAAGCAAAAGTTTGCTCATGTATACTTTATGGTTGGTAACCACGACCTAAAACTATATAAGAATAAGCCGCACCTATCTTTTGAGTTTGTGGAATTTGAAGGCATCACGATACTCCGGGAGCCTGCTCAGGTACTTGATATCGAAGGTATGCACGTTCTTTCGCTTCCTCATTATAACTATCGAACAGATATCCCTGCAATGTGGGAGTACTACTCTAACCTCCCTGACGATATTAAGAATCAGCATTATGATCTTGTATTCGGTCATTTTACAGACACTTCAGCTGCGTTATTTGACCACATGACGAATATTAGCTATCTTGACGTTGAGCACATTTGTTTAGGTCATCAGCATATTCGATCATCTGCTCACTATACAGGTTCTGTGTTTCCGTGTAAGATTTCTGAAAATGATAGTCCGAAGCCGCGAGCAATCTGGGTATTTGAAAAGAAGAACGGGAAGGTTCATAAGAAGGAGATTCCTCTACCGCTACTTGGAGAGTATCGAGCTGTAGAGTATCCTAAGCCTCTCCCAGCTACAAAAGCACAAATCGTTATCTGGACTATTCTAGGTTGTGAATCAGAAAAGATCGCTAGAGAGTACTATGGAGATATTTATATTCGAGGTGTCGCAGCTAACTTCGTAAAAAAGAATAACAATCTAATAGTTTCGGATGATACCTTCGTTATGAACGACCCTGTTGAAATCTTTAATGAATGGATCAAAACAGCAAAGACTCCTGTTGCCCGACCCGTAGCTGGATTAGTTCGCAAGCTCCTCAAACCACAAGTTCCGCAAACTCAGTCAGATAAGGCGGCAGTCACTAACTAGGCATGGCCAGGGAGTTTACCCAACCGTCGTTTTTCGATCATTCGACGTATGCTAATGTTTACAACGCCGCTAAGATTCCGCTAGAGTACTTCCTAGCGGATGTTCTTATGCGCGCAGATATGACGCGCGTGCAATGGTCCTCAGATGCTTATGCCTTCCGACGACGCTTCGAACTAGCTGATGCACAGAACGGCGGGGACATTTCTTCCCTTCAAGCATCTAACCTCAATCTACCCTTCGTCAACTACTGGTATGAGAATGGAACATTCTGGCAACCAGATGACAGGCCCTTTGCTGTAAACTCTCAGCAGATGCTGCGAGGTCAATGGGCAGAAGGTCTTCCCGCCCGTATGAGGGCTATTGCTGTTAAGACTCCAATGACAGCTACAGCCTTCTATGACAGAGACGAAGATGCCCGACTCGCATACGAACTCATTCTTTGGGAAACTCAGCCAAAGGGTCCTGTACAGCTTGCGACGTCTGTCAAATGGAAAGATGTTGATATCGCTGTCCCAGTCTTTATTACAATTGAAGGCGTCACATTCAATCCGCAGTTTAATGAAACGGATTGGTTAAAATCGCAGCGCATGTTCCCTATCCAAATCAAGATGATGGTGCGAACGTACGTGCTAGCCTACCCGCATCAGAAGCCTATCGTCGATCTTAGTGACAGTCGTCCTCAACCTCCATACAATACAGGTCGACTTGATTATGGCTCAGATGATAAGATCTACATTACCGAACAGGTCCTTCTTAACTTCGCTGCAGTCAAGCAGTGGGGCTCCTTAAACGATGGAGAGGATATCTCGGGCATGGTCGGTACAAATCCAGGCGACTATTATGCTCAGAATGCCTCTCAAGATTCCGTAGACGGAGTTGAGGGAGCACTCTATACTTCAGCAGCTATGAACGATACAGTTCTAGACATAGCTACAGGATACTTCTCTCCTACTGACGAGGTGTATGTAAATGCTTGCGAGGTTGATCCAAACTCGATTACGCAGACGTCTTTTAAGCTATCGTGGGCTATCCGAAAGTCGGAGCTCAAGTATCTGCAAGACGTCACGATCAAGGTTCCAGGTCAGCCAGAGATCATCATAACGGACGAACGAGTAAAGAGTCAGATTATATCTGGACTTTACCCTAACTCAGAGTACGATGTACTAGTTCTTTTCCATTCTAAGAACGGCGGTGTGCGAGATTTCCATCTTTCAGTTACAACTGCAGATGATCCTAAAAATCCAACGCCGCTCAAGCGTCGTCGTGGGAAATTACGTGGAATGGAATGGTAGAGCAAGAACTTCGCATATGTTCTTGACTAACTAGACAAGTAACTTAGGAGGAAACTCTCGTGGACACATTCAGACTAATTTTTGTGGACATAGATCAATCATACAATGTCCCGGTCGCGGATTCTGCCCAGCGGGGATATATGGTAGTCCGCGCTCCGAAGGGTAGCACAGAGGCGATGTATTTCGCTAAGGGTCAGACACAGCAGCTTGTGTCTATGCTCGGCGTACCCACGGCGGATTGGCCAGATATTCAGGATGCTCTCGACTTCAATGGCCAGTACGGTCTTTGGGTCTCTGCACCGCCCGGCACCAGCGAAGCGTACCCGTCATACTATGGCGGAGTGTACGTCACAAAGCATGGCCTCTTCCCGTTCTACAACGTCGAAGATAAGAACGCTCCATCGTTCCGAGTTCTGCTAACCCCGGAAGCCGAGAACGAGAAGTACATTCATGGAGACAGCGAGAACGCGGCTATTCAGCCTGTTTACGCAGCCTCCAGCCCGTCTGGCTTCGATGTTATCTCTCTAACGGGTATCCCGAGTGAGATCCTCGCAGTAGCAGACAGTGTTTACTTCAATTTCTGGGGCAATGCTTCTTCTGCGTACCCCGGAGACAAGTCGTACGAACTCATTCTTGCAGGAACCAAGGTTCAGGTAGAGAACCCAGATGGAACCGGCGTCGTAGACATCGGCACAATCTCTGGAAACACGATCAATATTACCGGAACTAACGCCTCAGGTAATGATACATTCATGTTCATCGACTTTGAGCAGATCGTTAGTTCCGCTCCATATCGAACAACTTCCGGAGACTGGACTTCTTCGCTCGCCGAAGCTACCTATCGTGCTCTTCTCCACGATGCCATCCTCGCTCGTATGAAGTGGATCCTTAACGTTAAGGACACTACCTACATGACGATTGCTCAGAAGACACCGACTGAGAAGGAAACCGTCCTCACCTTCACCGACATTGGCTACGACAAATACGCATACGATCTTTCGCTCAGTGCATACAAGGATGAGCCATACGTTCTAGCTAACAGCCCCGTTCCGTATCCTACCGCGGTAGATGCAGAGAACAACGACGGTCTATATGTTCAGTTCTTCAGCAACGCCAGCATCGGCAAGTCTGGCATCTACCAGACACTCGGCCCCGGGCTACCGCCAAAGAACGTGACATCCAGCTACCGCACTCGCTACATTCGCGTTAAGGATGCAGGTATTCGCAGGACGAATATGGGTACGATTCGTGATCGTGATCCAGACGTACTCGCAATGGTAGATCAGATCTACTACGTTGATAGCAACAGCAACCTCGTTCTCTGCAAGACAGAGCTTGCCCCAGACGGCAAGATGAATCCTCGCAAGGCAGTCAATTACAATACGCTGACATTCTCCGTTAAGGAAGAGGTTTACCCAGGTAAGCTTACCTCCGGCGGCACCTTCACTGGTTCGCTTTCTGAGACCGGCAAGGATACATACGGCGGAAATATCTACTTCCAGGAGATCCTTCCAGACAACGCTCTCTCGTTTATTGAGGTCAACGTTTACAAGACCTTTGATGATGATTTGAATGGTGGTGGATTCTTCACTGGTTACCGAATCATCGATAGCCGCGCCTTTGGTGGTGCAAAGACTATTACAACCGGTGCCCTTGGCGTTCCAGCTCTACAGGGTCAGCGCTACGTTAAAAAGATCGTTGGTGATCTCATTTCTGAGGGAACGACAGGTGGTATTGTTGATGACCGCTTCACACCGATTCTTCTAGATGGCTGGATCGAGGCTGGGAAGAGCATTTATGAACCAGCAATGGTCTTCGTTGAGCCGACAGGTCACGAAGCTCTCAAAGAGTCCATCTACGGTCTCCGCGCTTCTACTCACAAGATGGCTACCTACCTTGCTCCTCGCAAGCTAAGTGGTTCCGAGCGAGCGGATCTTAACAGCATCGTTGTTACCGGTCGAATCACTGGTACAGCTCAGCCGGTTAACGAGTTCCTTCGCAAGGACACGTACACCGGTAAGAAGTACTGGACCTCGCTTGTCGGTGCTTACGGTGCAAAGTGCATGAGGATCATCGAAGGTAAGCTCGGTGGTTGGGCTCCGATGTTCACCGACATCGGTGGGTACGGTGGTCAGCTCCCAGTAACTGTTGAGCGCGCTAAGTACGAGTTTACTGCCGAAGAGCAGCAGATCCTTGATGAGAAGGGTCTTAACCCAATCATTCTTGACCCGACCTACGGAGTTATGGTCATCAGCCAGAAGACTACGCAGGACCCGGACAATCTCAGTGATTGGTCTTACCTCGGCCACTCTATGGCTTTCGACCTCTTTAAGAGGGAGATTCGAGATAACGTAATGATTCCGCAGATCGGCAAGCCGAACGATAGCTACTATCAGGCGATGCGTCAGCGCCAGTGCGAGGCGATCCTTAATCGCAGAACTGGCGGTACTCAGCCGATTTGGGCAGCTGGTAAGGTAGAGATTGCTAACGTCAACACGGACGATATCAAGGCTCAGCGAAAGTTTAAGATCAAGATTACGGTCAAGGTCAACATTTTCTCTGAGTGGGTAGAGCTCGAGTTTGTCAACGTTGCGCAGACCACGCAGCTGTAATTTTAGCTCCTAAAAAGAAAGAGCGGCTTCGGCCGCTCTTTCTTTTTGTTAAAAGTGACACTAACTTAATACGTAGATTTCTACAAGGAGAGATAGCATGGGAATCCTCGCTAACAATCAGATATCAGCACTTCTAAGCCTTGGTGCTGACGCCATGGATAACATGTTTGATATTGTGATTGAGCCGCCCGTTGGGCTTACAACGTTTGAGAATGTAGGCGCGGGACGCGCTGGAATCACAGCATTCAACGATCCACAGTTCAAGCACGATATTACTATTCGTGCCAATGGCTTTAGCCCGCCTAAGTTTAACGCCAAGACATACGAGGTCAAGTATAAGACAGTTACGCTTGATCGCCCGTCTACCAAGATTGAAGGTAAGCGTGAGTTTGAGATTGAGTTCCGTCTCGATGCAAACTACCAGGCCTATCGATTCCTTGGAGCTTGGCGTTCCCTGATTATGCAGCCATCCTCTGGATTTGCTACCAACGCTCTTTATGGAGCTGAGGGAGATAATCCTACTGGTAAGTCAGACATCAATCAGGTCTTTGGAACCATAACTGTTTCCGCACTTGCTCGTCCGATTTTTATGTCTGATGGTGCACCCTTTGAGGCTCAGGGCGTCACGGTTGGCAAGTTTACGGAAGGCTCTTTGAAGGTCGCGTCTGATGCAGCAACCATCCCGTCTTCGAATCAGTTGAACAGCTGGGTATTCAAGCAAGTCTGGATCTCTGCTCTCTCTGAGCCGGATTACAAGACTGATGGCGGCGACGCTATCAAGATCAAGGCCACATTCAAGTTTGGCGAGTTCATCGACCCAATTTTCGACCAGTTCGGAAATATTTAATCCTTCTTCTGAGGATAGGAGGAGGAGGAAATAATGGCTGAATTGAATTCCCAAATTACAGCACTACTCAGTCTCGGCGCGGACGCGATGGATAACACATTCGATGTTATGATCACGCTCCCGCCAGCCGTAGCGGAGGCTATTACTGGGAACACAAACCTATCTGAAGCTAATAACTTGAAAGATGACGCAGCAATTGAGAACATGCTTGCATTACGCTGCAATGGTTTTGAGCCGCCGAAGTTTACACTAAAAACCTACGAAGTACGCTACAAGACTATCGGATTAAAGAAACCATCTTCTAGGATAGATGGCGAGCGTGTTTTCAAAATTCAGTTCCGAGTTGATGCATACTATTCTGTGTACAGAGCTCTTTTAGCCTGGAGAAGCTACGTCATGCAGCCTTCTACAGGCTTTGCCGGTAACCACGTAGATATCAACGCGACAGGTGAGGTTCAAGTAGTAGCATTAGATAGCCCGGTAGTGCAAGCCCAAGGCGGCGGCTACGCAGCGACCGGACTTACCTCCGGTAAATACTCTACCGGTGAGTCGTATTCAGGTTTGGAAGGTATACGCTGGGCCTTCAAGAATGTCTGGCTAATAGATGTAGAAGACCCTAAGTACAAAACTGGAAGCGGCGAAACAATGGCTATTACGGCTACGTTTGGATTTGGAGAGTACATGGATCCTCAGTTCTATGATCAGGATACATCTCCATCCACGTACGCTATTCTTCCCAAGTAATAGTTAGATTTTAGAATCTCTCGGCCTCCGGAAAACCGGAGGCCTTCTTTTTGTACTAACTGATAAGAGGATATATGTAGAATGGGCACGCTGTCTAACAAGCTTTTAGATCAACTCAATATACCGGGATTTTCTCCCAACCTCTTTGAGGTTGAGTTTCAATTTCTCGATGGATCTCCCGATCCAAGTATCGATGGCACCCTATACTGTACAGGCTACGAGCTCCCTCCGCCATCGATGGACATTAAGCAAAATCCTCTAACCAAATCTCACTACATTGAAAAGTATACCATTCCTGAAGTAGTCTCTATTACATGGCAGGAAGATGCTTCGCTTAGAGTTTGGCGGTACCATCAGAGCTGGCTTAATACAATCTATGATAGAGGGTATGATGTATTCCTAACTGGAAAGCGTGGGATGAATAAGAAGCGCCAGGCAATGATTACGATTCAACAGTTCTCAGCAAAGCCAGGCCTTACCTCTGAGCTAACCCCCAGCTATCAACTCCTCCTTAAAGGATTGCTACCTAAGTCGATACCAGCTTTTCGTGGAGAGTGGAGTAGCGATGCTGAGAGAGGGTCTACAGGGCTTACAATCCAGTACTTTGTAGACTTCATTCAGATTAAGGGAGCAGAGTCCGTAGGAACAGGTACGATATGAGCACACTTTTAGACCGCAGCATTGCAAAGCTCGGAAGTAAGTTCATTAAAGATATCAAATACGTTGATATTGATTACAGGGGATTTATAAACGAGTTCGCTGATCCAACCATCTCAGCTGGATCTGTTATGATCAATGACCTCAAACTTTGGGTGCAATCCTCTCAGGGCGACTACTACCGCCGTCCTTCAATGGGAGGATTCTTTGATACTATTCGAAAGTACCCGCTATCTCCGATTGGGGCTAACCAGCTCAGTCAGGACTTACGCAGTGCGATAGATCAGAATTTTGAATCGATAGAAATCATGAACTTAGATGTCTTCCCGGATATGGAAAACCGCGGATGGAAACTACAGCTTGTTGTTCGAGATACTACTACGGGCGTTATCGCCCCGCTTATCACAGGAGTTGACGCATGAAGCGATTTGATGCAGAAGCGATAAAAGCACGTCTTCTAGACCGCATGAGGGTAAAGCTTAATTGGGCTCTACTCTCTGAAAATGGAGTCATCTCCGCTATCATGGATACCTTTGCGGACAGTGAAGCCGAGCTTGCTCGATACGCCGAGTACCTTCTAGGAGAGAAAAAGTGGACCACAGCTCAGAACGTATCCTCTTTGAATTCCCAGGTAGGGCTCATCGGACGTAAGTCGCATAGAATGCGATCAGCTATTTCGTACGTCATTGTATCCCATTCAGATGAGAGTGGTGCTAACCGCCTTTCAAACTTTGGACGAACGTTCTTCAATCTTGATGATAGGTCGAACTACGATAACATCACCAAGGATCCAGACCCGCAGGATACTTTCCGATCCCTCGCTCTTGTTCCGTGGACCTACGATACCCCGTATGTAATTCCTCGTGGTACGCGATTCATCTCTGCAAGTGGTGTTGAGTTTGTATCGACGGAAGCCGTCGCCATTCGCGCTCTAAAAGAGCCGTATGACGTTATTCTTAATTCAGCAGCTCGCTACCAAGCATTCCTCGATGCAGGTGGATGGAACGGTATCAAGTATCTAAAGGTACCGGTTATCCAGGGACAGATCAAAACAGCTACACTTGGCATTGCTAGCGGCGAGCGATTCGAATCGATGCTTCTAAATGTCCAGAATTGCGAAGACGCCTCGAATAATATATCTCGAACGTTCCTTAAGCTTTACGTTAACACAACAACAGATCCGAACGCAAAGGAAGAGTGGGTTCAGACTTCTAACATCCTTCTTGCAAACCCACTAGACAAAGTCTATGAAGTAACTAACATGCCAGATTACTCGGGCGTTATCTTCAAGGTAGGAGATGGCATTACAGGCCAGCGATTCCCCGCTGGTGCTACCATTTCCTGTGAGTACCTAGAAACTGCTGGTGAGGATGGTAACATCGATAAGAAGTATCAGATCACAACGATCTCTTTCCCATCTGGCTATCAGATGGTTGACCCTCGAACGAATACAGCCTCTTCCTTCCTAGCAGTTACTAATGCTAGCCCGAACCTCGGAGGTATGAGCGCTGAGTCAGAAGAGGATCTTCGCAATTACGCTCCTATTGACTATCTCAAGTACTACGCTATTGCTACAACTGATGCTTATGAAAACCAGATTAAGCAATACGCTCAGATTGGCCTTGATAAGGTAAAGGTATTCGGTGGCACTACACAAGATCTCCTCAGTCTACTTGATGCAAATGGTAATGCAGTAGTTACAAGCACTTCGCAATCTGTTTTGTACGTAACCGCAATCTCTTCTAACGGAGAGATTATTGAGAATGCGCGGGATACGCTGATCACTCCAGTAGCTAAGGCAATCGGAGATCTTAAGGCTCCGTCCGATACATTGACCTATATTGATCCGAACTTCATTCGACTACGTCTTAATACGATTGTTTATTCAGACAGTACAGACCAGTCCGATGAGGACATTAAGAATATCGAGAAGGCTGCTCTTTCGTCTGAGTACTCTGTTTTCAATACAAACTTTAGACAGCCGTTCCATATGTCTGAGTTCACGACACTCACTCATTCCTTCTCGTTCGTCAATCATACGGATACGTTTATTGAGGCGGTAGCTAATACTCCATTCATAGATAGCAACATTACACTTATTCCATCTCAGGCAGACAACACAACAGCATATCCTGCATTGTATAGGTTTGGATTCTCGTTCGATTCGATTTTTGGATCGACCGAGTACTACCAGGGTTTCCAAAACTACAAGCAGTCTGCTCCGTATCTACTTCGCATTGACCTAAAGTTTATCAACGACCCGGCTAAAGCTGCTCGTAAGAATCGAACCTTCTTTGTCTTTGATGATCGTAATCTTTATGATTCTACAGAAGAGGGAGCTCCGCTTCAGTCTGCTCTTACTCTAGAAGCTGCTAAGTACTTCGATCGCACCGGACGCAGAATTGTAACCAACCGAGCTACTTTCACTAAGTGGGTTCGCCCAGAGGAAACTCTAGAAGATTTCCCGCAGAGAGCTGCTCGTATCGCCCAGTTCCCGTATATCTCGCAGATCACGGATGCTAAGACGGTTGTTTCTCGAGTACGAGACTTTGCTAAGGACCCATTTGAGATTCGTCCATATATCGTAGACAGCACAGGTAAAAATTACATCTTCAAAGTAGATGAGGTCACTTGGCCGTCTAATGAAGAGGACCCGAGAGTTCTTCTTCCTGGCGGACAGCAGTGTTATAAGAGGGACTGGCGCTACGTTGATTACTTTGACGTTGTGTTCAATGAGAATTACGAGAATCCGGACTCCATTGACTTCGCTCGCGGATATATAACTATCCCGGCGAGCTTCTTCGAATTCACTAACATAGATGTGACGAACAAGGAACAGTTCCTTGGTACCTTGCGAAACTTCGTATCCATTAAGGTATATGCACACCCACTTCTCACGGATCTTGAACCAGAAAATTGGAACGAGATCATCTTTGCGGAAGACGAGGACATCGTTGTAGAGCGATCTCGAACTTCTCAGCTATAAGAGGTAATGAATGTCTGACGTTGTTTCTCTTCTATCTACTACAGTATCCTCGCTGACCTCGGATAGTGAATTTGATCTCGTTAAACGAGTTCAAGTAACTAACGAGGTTCCGCCGAGCGCGCTTTGGACCCTATTACCTACAGGACTTCGTAACGACTTCTGGAAATATTTTATCGGTACTTCCGAAGTCGCCCACGATGTTACTGAAACGTATGGCGATGATATATACTCCTCGATTCGTAAGACCGTAAACGGAGTTCAGTCCCCTATTTATGGTCCGTCTGACGGGTCTGCCTACCACTCTATGGCGCTCGATGGAGTTATTCTCCCTGAAATTGATCTTTTTCTCCACGAAATCTACCGCTACCTAGAGCATCTTTATCCAGATCATCCAGACTACGCTCAGCTTCTAACAGCTACGGAGCTTAATGACGCATTCTATGCAGCAGCAGCTATCATTGGGTACACGCCAGACTATCGATTCTTGGAAAAGTGGTCTCAGTCTATTACAGGTTCCGCTCTCACCAGAGAGGAGCTAAAGTGGAAGATTCGCGATCTTCGTTCAGCTGCTTTCCGTCGTAAGTTCTTCGGATCATACATCGGCTACAAACTCGTTTTCTCTTCCATGTACCGTCACGGTGCAGTGTATCCTACCGGCACGTATATTCCGAAAACTGCAGATGGTAAAATCGACGTAACCAGCGGAAATCTTTTCCGTCGTTTCAGATTGATTGATATGGTAGGTGATAACACCTCTATTTTCAGAGAGAGCGCGCAGATTGAGTTTAACGGCATCGTTGACCCCTCCAATCTACTTCGTGTATACGAAGCCGACCCTCAGAATACCCTCAATGATACTTCTGCTCTTCCTCGTGTATCCGTCGGAGCCTTCGTATACGATAAGAAGCAAATTCTAGCTCCTGCGGTATTGGGAGATCAGTCGGGCGTCACCGTGCAGTCTGCAGGAGCTATTCCAGCGGGTTACGTTAACTACCAGTCTCACTACTTTCAGACATCTAATACCCTGCTTCCGTCCATTCGAGAATATGGTATTCTTCGCGGAGGAAGTATCACCGGTAGACTGAATCTAACTCCTCGACCATTTGGTAACCTGAATGATATTACAAGTCGAGCTCTTGGACGGTTCTCGTTACCGATCGACACCGCGATTCGAATGTACCCGTCGACGATAGAGCCACTAGATAGCATAACGCACGCCCCGTTCGGTGAAGGGACTCTTCAAGTTGGGGATACCATTCAGGATGACTACATTGTGGGTGTGTTTCCGAGAAAAGACTTCGCCGTTATTCAGAAGCTAGTCCCGGGACAGATTCTACTAGTAATGGATCCAAATAGGTCTGCAATCCTTCAGTCTAATCCTCCGCAGGATATTCTATATAGCGGTATAAATATTCACGTATCCTTGCAGAATGGAACAACTAAGGATATCTTTATTCAGGGAACTGTTTCCTTCACAATTAACTCTATGAGTAAGCCTACTCAGGCCGTTTTTCAAATTAAGAATATCCCTGAAGTAAATCCGGTAACTGGAGAAAGCGGCAATAGAGAAGCGCTAAAAAACACAGCAGATAGCTATGTTTCTTCTCCCTCTATAGCAATTGGACAGACAGCAGATTTCTATTATTACGATTCAGTTATCCTTGCATGGACTCAAATGACAGCTATGTTTGGTTGGCTAAATGAAATTGAATACGGGTATGTAGAGACTAAGGAAGCTTCTCGAGATGGCGTTATGCTTTCTGATGTAGAATTTTTCACAGTAGAAAGTTTTACGAAATGGAAAAGCCGCTGCTCATCCGTTTTCCTCGCCGACCTTCTTGCCCTTGAAACAGAAAGCATCTCAGGTACAATCTCTGAATCGAATCCTAAGCAGATCAACATCGTCGGCGGGAATGCAGAGAGAACTAAAGCAGAAGGTTTGTCAGCCGGTGACGCAATTCGTGGTCCAGGTATTACTGAGGGCACGGTTATCTCTTACGCATCAGCTGATTACATTACGATTTCCGAACCAGCTACTCGATTCGGAACGTTTACGTACGCTCTTACGCTTAAGCGAGGATATGCAGTAAAGGACCCGCAGATCCTTAACTTCAAGAACATTGTCTATTCGCGCTTCCCAGCTCTATCATCCTCAGCCTTCGCTTTCCTTTGGCCATCGAAGATCTGGCCAGACATCAGTCAGGGCTATCTCGAAGGAATCAAAGACGTAGCTCTCTATAAGCACCCCACAAGACTTCCTCCGGGTATCGTTAATCCCGCAAACATCTTTTATGATCGAGATATCTTTCTTGATCTGTCTCTCGATCAAGTTCTCCTTCATCCTAATATCTTGGAACGAAAGAGCAATGGTACTTACTCTTGCCTTTGTGACCTCCCATGGCTAGAATACATCGAGGCTTTCGTTTCTAGATCAAAGCGAGCTACGGAGCAGATTCATGTCGGCGTCCAGTTAAATCTAACTGCGGACCTTTCCGGACTCTACTCGGTTATAGAAGGAAACTACTATAGCGATAACAAGCTTCAGGCTAAGTTTATCACGTTACCGAACAACTATAATCAAAACAACACTCCTAAGTATGTACAATTAGGAACTGGCGGAGCTTCAAAATCTTCTCTATTCGTATCTATTGATGACCTTGTACGTCCAACAATCTACGGCTCCGCCTTCTACGATATGCGTCGTGACGGCGGTGAAGATGAGAAGCGCCGCAGCACGTACCTGGCGTCTGGAGGTGGTGGAGCTCCTACATCTACGAGTGCAATTACAAACCTTGAACTCGAACTACCGATTTTTGAGACCCCGGTTGGAGAGTATGAAAACTTGATAGGGCTGGTTCCGGATTCTGCATCTACAAACTCCTATCATGCCATTACAACAACCATACATTCTCAGCAATTCAAAGATATTGAAGTCCCTCTAACAAATGGGAATGCTCTAGTTGTTAACTCTCCAGCTCTTACAGAGCTAAAGCGCCTACCGAACACCTGGCATGATAGGGGAACATGGATCCCAGCTACTGTGCCAGACCAGCCAACTGTCCCGCAGTGGCCGGAAGCATCTGAAGTAAATGACTACTACGTAGTTACTCAGAGCACGAGCATCGGCCCGTATACCTTTACAAAAGATGACTGGATTATCTGGAATGGTACATCTTGGGATATCCGAACTTGGGTGCTTCAGGGAATGTGGGAGCCAGCGGGTTCCGGGGCTACAACAGTCACACTACCTAGCCTCAGCCTCATTCATATCGAAGAAGGAAGTGATCTCGCCACAGTCCTGGACACCCAGTTCCCATACTTTATTCTTCCACGCGCCTGTACGATCACGAATCTTAACGGTGGAACAGTTGTAGATGTTGGAGACTGGCTAGTACTGACCGGGCTCTCTAGTCCGACAGACATAGTAGGCCAGTGGGTAATCGCTAATGGTAAATGCCTCGGAACTTTGAATTCGTCTATCGCGCGATACAGCGTTCCAACGGGTACATATAGCGTCATTACGCAAGCAAGAGCGGCTCTGGTAGATGAAACGGTCTCCGTATACCAGCTACCTCGTCGATTCCTTTCTCGAGGATCTTGCAAGTTCAAAATTCGTCTCGATCCTCAGTACACAGCAGTAGACCAGAACGGTCAGCCCTACGATCTAACTGAGGGCCCGCTCTACTTCGATGAAGCAGCCGAGCTCTTCTATACTCTTAACGGATCTGTTCGCCATTACGTAAAGTTCCGCGAACCGAAGTACTTCAAGAACCTCGGATTGTTCACAGGAAAGATTTCTAAGTCTAATCCAGAGATTCTACAGATGGTTGAAGGCCTCGACTTCCCAATCTCTAAACTCTCACTCAAGGATACCGCGCTATCTGGGCTTCAGGTTCAGGTTCGCAACGCGTATGACCCTACCTTAGAGAACAAGTTCTTCAATCATTACGTGGACCTTGTCGGTATCCCAGATGCTTCTAATAGGAAGATTCTTCGCCCAGTCTCGGGAACGGGAACCGATTCGGATGCAGCATACCTAGCTGAGTTCCAGGCCGCACTTGAGAAGCTTTCAGTCTACGATACTGTCCACGTTTCTACCGCAGCTACGGTCCGTCAGTACTCTACGCTGTACGAGAACATCTATTACAAGAACCTTCTTGCTCTAGCTGGTATAGTTCAAAAGGATAGCCCGACTCTTCTTCGACCACTCGGTACAGGAGACGATGACATCCGAGCATTTACGGATGCAATTAAGCTACTCAAAGCAGGGGACTACGCCGTTGCAACATATACGCTCGGCGGCGATGTATTCCTAACAACTACAGGTAACTTCCCGTTCTCCGCAGTACGAACAGTAGCCTGTAATAAGAGCTCCTCGCCAACGTGGTTTGCCGGAGGAGCAGGTGGTGGTCTAGCTAAGTCAACTAACGGTACGTCGTGGACTAGCGTATCTATCCCAAGCTGGGGCACCGGTAACATCAACAAGATTGTATTCGCTACCTCTACTACAGGCGCAGGACAGTGGCGCGCTGTCGGTGATGGTGGTAAGTGTGCTTACTCTCTCGATAACGGCGTAACTTGGATCACGGATCCTCTAACCGGCTCTGGCTGGGGCACCTCTAACATCTATGCACTCGACTATTACCCGACTACAGGAACCTGGGTTATCGGCGGTGCCGATGGTAAAGCAGCGTACTTCGTAGAAGGAACTACCACCTGGGTAGCAACAGCTTTACCCGGAGCTGATGGCGTAGCTGTTCCGTTGCCTCCTGGAGCTCCTTCCAGTATCCCGCCAGGTACTCAGGGTGTGCCTGCTGGTTGGGGGAATAGCCCGGTTCGTGCAGTTGCTCAGGGTAACGGAGTTTGGATGATCGGCGGCGGAAATAATGTTGCTGGCTCCGACACCATCTCTCTTCTCGCCAGAAGCACAAACCTAGCCCCATCTGATGGCACTGCTATTTGGAATTTCGCTTACATGGGAGCAGGCTGGGGCGATAATTACATTGCTGATATTGCTTACGGAGCAGGGACCGGACTTTGGATTGCAGTCGGCTCAGGCGGTGCAATTTCCTACAGCGCGAATGACGGTGTATCTTGGACAAGCATTACGCTTCCAGCCGGATGGGGTACATCTGATATTTATGATGTGTCTTTCGACTACGGAGCTTGGACGATCGTTGGAGCCGGTGGCAAGGTCGCTACGTCTACTAACGGTACGTCGTGGACGATGGGAGATGTTACAACGTCTCTTGGGACTACTACGCTCTGGTCCTCTGCTCACGGAGCTACTGCTCAGGGCATTGAGCATATTATCGTTGGCGCTACAAATAAGGCTGCGTACTCGAACAGCGTTACAAATTCAATTTCAGGGCTAACTGTTATTGCAACGTCTTCAGAAGGAACGCTCTCAGTAGAACTAGACTCAGCAGTAACATCGTGGGCTGCTAACGACACGTCTGTTAGCAAGACCGTCTTACTATCTTTCAATACCGCAGGATCTGTCAGCTGCGAACTTCTCGGAATACCGACTGCTCGAATCTCCTCCTTCGTTAAGGATAGCGGATTGATGGTCCCTACAACAATAGTGACCTCCTCGTATGCTACTGCTAACAGAGTATACTTCCCGCACCTTAATCCTGCCTTCAACCTGGTTCCATCAATCGCAGGTCTTACAGATGCTCAGATTAAGAACATGGCTGGTTACCCGCTCTACGAGGAAAATCCAGATGCCTACTACCTAACATCTGCAGGCTCTCCTGTAGTCTATTCAAATGCTGAAGGAGATCCAATTCACTTCTGTAATATGGTAGGTGAGTATGTTTCCGGTGATTACACAACCATACCAGCTACGGCATTCGTAGCTATCACTGCTACTGAAGAGGGACAGGCAGAAACTCGGTTCCTAGATCCTCGTCAGACCTCATATACTCCTCGTTACGTATTCTATAAGGATTGGATTCAGCACGAAGGTGCTCTTGCCGCCGCCGGGGCTATTACGTATACGAGCACAATCAGCGTAATTGGCGAAGACTACGTTACCTTCCAGGCAAATATTCCAACTCTACCTACCGGAGCAAACGTAGCGCAGTTGACGTTGATGCCTGCAATAGCAGCTGAGAATACCCCGGAAGCAGATGCGTTCCCCGAGTATACAACCACGGCTAAGATTAACCTTCCAATCACGGGAATGTACATTCCTGATGGCGGATACGGAACGTGGATGGATTTCAATTCAGCGGTAGATACCAGACTTCCATGGCAGACGGACCCAGCTGCGTTTATAGATGTAGATGCCTCGCCAACGTATCTCCAGAATTCTAATGGGCAGCCAGTTTATCTTTGCGATGAAACCGGAGCATTCAAACTTAGCGGTAGCAATAGAATTAGAATTCCAGCTCCTAAGTATCTTTCGTTCCAAGAGCTTACCACGGAATCCCGAATCGTGGAAGGAAATGAAATTACGGTAGCCGCTGACACTTACGTCGTGGGAGCGGATTCGACTACAAACATGGTCGCGTTCTCTAAGCCGCTAGTAACATTTTCCGGAGCAGAAACTGAAAAGCACGTCCAGATTCGATTACTAACTGTCGCTTCTTTCTCTACAACTGAAAATGACATCCGGAATATCGTAGAACTAGCGCAGAAGGATCTAACCAAGTACGCACCTGATCGAGTGTACCAGGATACTAGTGCATATCCATCTTATTCGAATTCTCCGGAGCTATATGAGAGTGGGCTGTTCGTTAACGCTAACGGATACGCTGTATACCTCTGCGATACAAATGGAGCATACAAGCTCGATACCTCGGCTACTAGAATTCAGCCGCAGATGCCGATCTATAAGCTCTGTCAGGATTGGTATACGGCTACGGCTTATGTAAAGGGTCAGGAGGATAACCCGTACTGGCAATACATCATTCTTCAAGATAAGCTGAATGAAAAGTCTAAGCTGTGGGACCAGGAAGCTTACCTAGCTAAGATGGTACGAAGTGAGTTCGGTGGTGAGATGGTTCCGTCTAAGATTACTGACGACTCCAATTTCCTTAGCATTCGACCAGGCCTTGAGTACCGCACAGATCTAAATTACTTCCAAGTAACCACATCTAGCTATATCAAGTACGAGGATGGACAACTGAGCATGGTTCTTCTTTCCAATCCGGCATACGACAAAGCTGTGCACCCGGAGCTAGAGACTGATTTTGAGAAATACGGAATCTCGTTTACTTCTAACTTCGAACCTTCTCTGTTCTCGCATACAGAGATCAATCACAGTACAGTAGCTGGAACACTGATTTCCTCGTACTACGTTAACACTACTCAGAACTTTGCGGATCGTCAGGATCATAAGAGTCCTATTGTAGCAATAACGGAGCTGGGAGTATTTAACACCGAAGATCAGATGATTGCTTACGGAGTGTTCCCTCCTATCATTTACGACAGTTCTAAGCACCATCTCTCCTTGAACCTGTTCATCAAACAGGGAGAGTTCACTACTACGTAACGACTAACTAGACGAGGAGTAATTCCACATGGCTAACCATATCTCTGAAGCGCCTTGGAAAATATCATTTAGCACTACGGGTAACGGCCCGTTTGCTGTTAGGATGAAGCTCGCTGATCTCATGTTTGATCAGACCGCTTCGCCATGGGTGCCTCTAACCACGGGAGTTCACCTTCCGCACGATATTATTCTATTTGATCCCGATATCTATTCCTCCAGTGGAGGTACTCTAGATTCTCTGGCATCTCGAGAGGCAAGGCAGAGTAGAGGATTCTATTTATCCAAAATCACGTACGATGCTCGAGCTAACGCTACCTGGGTTCCGAATGCGGCGTACAAGGACGGCGGGTACTACATATATCCGAAAGAAGCTGCTCTTCCGCCAATCGAGACAGATTACACTCTGCACTCTAATAAGACATACTACAACACCGATATTGCTAACCCAACCGATAGACTGGATTCTGAAAACCCGTCTACTGATGAAGCTGTCAATCCGCTAATGACATATCAGTCGAGCTGCTCCGTAGCTATTGCTGATACGTCAGCTGCAGCTTCCTCGTTTCTAATTCTTAGTGCTCCTGACCGCGCTCTTCAGGCTACAATCCCTGGTTCATCTATTGTTCCGTATACACGTATTCGCTTTCAGACAGACGTAGTAGGCATTCCAGAAGTAATTGATATCCTCAAGTTCTTTACAGAGTTTGGAATCAATCCTGACGGTACTGCAAAGATTAACCCGGCAACTGGTGATCCGTATAACGCTATTCAGCTCATAGACCCAGCAATCAATACTCGTCTTCAGACGATGGAGATCTGGGTTCGCTGCTCGTTCTTTGCTGACTATATCATTCCTGATACCTTCAACCAGGACCTGGCTCAGTCTTCTCAAGTAACACATAAGAACCTAGTTATCGGTCTTGGTGACTACCGAAGGTATTCTCGAGAAGAGCCTACCGCAGAGACTAAGCCATACCTACCAGCAACGCCACCCCGCAACGATTTGCTGCAAGTATCTACAGCGAAGGCAGCTCCATTCCCGATTCCTTCCTATTCAGGTACACACGATTCTGCTGGAACGGGCCACCGAGCTCCTCTCGGCTGGTACGATCCAGACTACCCAGACGGAGTTAACCCGGCTAACAAACTTGTAGCTATTCCTGAAGAAGGAAATGCATATGTTAGTGGCCGAATTTTCTCTCCAACCATCGATGAGCTCTGGACCTATATCAAGAAGATGGTGGATGGCCAGGGCACTGGAGCTGCGGTTTCTATTCCATCAGAGCCAACAATTGCTCTGACAAATGGTAGCGGTGACCCGCTAAATGCCGATGGTTCCGTATTTGTAGCAGCACCCACTTCTTTTACATTCGTACTAGATACGGTTGTAAAGAGTATCCTAGATTCTGTTCTCGGTGGGCTTGAATCATATGTGAATACTACGGGTATGGATCCTCGAAGCAATCATACTCTCTGCGAGAGCTTGAG